ACTGTCGGGGCAGAATCTTTCCCCAGCGCGCCATTTTATTCATCGCCATGATGATTAATTCGCGGCGGTATTCGTCGAAGTATTCAAACGGCTTTCCGATTTCCTCCTGTGAAAATGTTTTAGAATTTTCGCGGTTAGCCAGGGTTAACACGCAAAATTTAAACTCGTCATTCTGACGGTTGAAATAACGCAGCGACGGGTTAGCGTTATTGTCACGCTGCCGCCGCCAGCTTTTCCGAAACTCATCAAATGACATTTTGTTAACAGCATCAGCACGATTGCCCGTTGAATGAGTTTTGGCAAAAGATGCCGGGCCTTGCTGTGCGGTTGTATTTCCTGTTACTCGCTGCATGTTACCCCCTGAATAAACGCGCTATAAAACTGGCGGGTTTGCGTTTGCTGGTCAGCCCCTGCAGCAGTTGCTTTTGGCTGTTGCACGGATGCCAGGGCTTGCTATTCTCACCCATGATCCAGCCGTTGCCATATGCTACTGACGGGCTTTGACGCTTAAGACGTGATGCCAGTGAAATCATTATCAGTCCCTCAGCTCAGGCCAATAGATGCGCCGAGGCCGCTGATAGCGTCAACAGTAGAGGCCATCGTGGGATTAGAATGAATGCGGGCCTGCACAGCGATTGCCGCAAGCGTCAGACAGCGAATGCCGGTGTTGACGCTCTGCAAGAGACTGCGACGGCATGACGTGCTCAACGCATCGTGACGCATCGCACCGGCTGCCAACTGCCCTACTTCTGCTGTTGCCTTCAACACATAGGCTGTCAGCTTTTCTTCGGCGTGTTCGTTCATCGGTACACAAGGCAAACAATTAAGCTGCGCCAGCGCACCATCCATTAAGGTTGAATCTTCGGTCAGGTCGGTAAGTAAAAGCATTTCCGAAACGTTTAACTGGTGCGGCTGCTCGGGGTTCAACTTGTTGCGCAAGGTCTGCACGTTCATGCCTGCAGCCTGTGCCAGCTCTTTTATGTTGTGAGACAGAGCGAACCGGCGGCAGGCTTCGTCAAAGTAGTTATGTGTGGACACACGAAAATCAAACATGATTAATCCCTTTCAATATCCCAATATGGATACATCAGCCCTGCATTGTGATTTCGCAGCCAGAAGCGGCTTCAATAGTGAGAGCAACCATGTTGATTTCGATAAGCCCGTTTAAGCCCTCCTTCTTCCTGATGGGCAAACGGTTCTCGCGGTACATCTGACGAACGGTGCCCTCCTTGTAACCAGTGCGGCGGCAGAACTCTTCGACAGTAATGTACGGTTCTGAAATCACGAGATTGATTGAAGGGCGCATTGAAAGTTTACGAGTCATGATGCAGTATTCCCCAGTTTAGGTATTAGATATCACTATTAAACGCTATTCATCTCATCACAAACCGAAGAATAGGATCACAAATCGGATATGTCAACGAATGAAAACACAAATCGCCATAACGCAAAGGTAGTTCGTGAAGCGGTAGAGAGTAATCGGGGCGGTAAAGATGTGATTTTTCGCTTAGTTGAGGCGTACGGATTCAGCAGCCGTCAGGCGCTATGCAACCATTTGGGCGTCTCGCAAAGCACGCTAGCCAACCGTTCAGCCCGCGATACCTTCCCTGCTGACTGGGTGATCATCTGCCATGTGGAAACGGGAGCATCACTTACCTGGCTTACTACAGGTAAAGGTGCACGCTTTATGGAAGTGGAGGAATCTCGTGTTGTAATTGCCACACACAAAAAAATCTCAAATGGGGTTTTAGAAGTCATGGATGATTTCATTCTGGATAAGGCATCACTACCCGAAGGCTTGAATGCCCCGTTTGTGATCAACGCAGATAGAAGCACTTATTTGGTTGATACCTATGAAGGCGAGATCGTCGATGGGCTTTGGCTTATCGAGATTGATAAGTTAGTCAGCATTCGAGAGCTGGTACGTTTTCCCGGTGGAAGAATACGTGTCGAGAATGGGAAATCGTCATTTGAATGCCAATCAAGTGACATCGTAGTTTTAGGCAAAGTGATCACTCGAACCGAATACCTTTAAGGCATGGAATGGCGATAAACAAATTACCCAACGGGAAATGGCAGGCGCAGATTTTCCCAAACGGCCGTGACGGCAAAAGGATTCGCCGCCAGTTTGCGACGAAGGGCGAAGCACAATCCTATGAGAAGTTCGTAAAAGAGCAAGCTCAAGATAAACCCTGGCTGGGAGATAAAGCCGATAAGCGGCGGGTAATCGAGCTGGTTGAATTGTGGTTCAACACCCATGGCATTACGTTGGCGGATGGTGAGAAACGGCGAACCACAATGGCGTTCGCCTGCGAGGCGATGGGAAACCCACTCGCAACCGAGTTTAACGCGAAAATTTTTGCGTCTTATCGCGAGCAGCGTTTAAGCGGGAAAATCACCCGCTCCAATAGAGTGAAGACGGTTACGCCGCGCACGGTAAATTTAGAGCTGGCATATTTCAGGGCGATGTTTAACGAACTGCGCCGGTTAGATGAATGGGCCGCACCCAATCCGTTAGAGAACGTGCGAGAGTTTAAAATCAGCGAATCGGAAATGGCGTATCTAACCATTGAAGAAATCAGAGCCCTCCTCGCCGAATGTGAGAACAGCCGATCTAAAGATTTAACTACGATTGTGAAAATCTGCCTGGCAACTGGCGCACGATGGAGTGAGGCAGAAGGCTTAAAAGGTAACCAAATCCGCGCCGGTCAGATAATCTATATGAAAACTAAAGGCAAAAAAAACCGCGCGGTGCCAATAACTGAAAAATTACAGGCTGAACTGCCAGTGAGCAGAAAAGCACAGTTGCTCTTTAAACCATGCTATTCAGCCTTTAGAAAGGCAATTCAACGTGCAGGCATTGAGACACCTGCCGGGCAGCTGACGCATGTTTTGCGCCACACCTTTGCATCTCATTTCATGATGAATGGGGGTAATATTCTTGTGCTTCAACGAATTTTGGGACACACGGATATAAAGGTGACGATGCGTTATGCACACTTCGCTCCAGATCATCTAGCTGAAGCATTGCTATTAAACCCCTTGAATCAAATGGATTCGTAACGAAATAAGGAAGCCATATTTCATGCCTTCCTTATGAATCTAACCTAAATATCTTAATTACTTTATTACGCCAACTCAAAAATCCATTTACAGATGGATTATGAACTGCTGAATGTATTATTTTATTAAACTAATTATCTGATTAGCTATTGCCTCTGACATTTTTGGTGGAACAGCATTTCCAATTTGCCGAGCTCTTGATTGTAGTGATCCCGAAAATTTAAAGTATAATGGGAAAGTCTGTAAGCAAGCCGCTTCTCTGAGAGATATGGCTCTATTCTGCTCCGGATGCCCAAATCGGCCGTTTGAATAACTAATACATCTTGTGGTTAATCCACTCGCAGGCTTATCCCATGACAATCTTCCATAGACATCAGAATGACCTTTATGATCTTGATGACATCTTAAAACAAGATTTTCCGGCCAAGCCTCACGCCCTCCCCCCTCTGGGGTGACTTTTATTCTTTCAATATTAATTTCGGAAAGTTTTGCAGATTCATGGTCCGCAATAAAAGCATGTTTTGTTCCTGCCTCTAATGGCGGTAGCGAGCCAATCCATTGGCGTACAGTAGAATAAGGTTTATCTTCAATCCCATGTGTCCTTTTAGGTAGCTCAACAATATGGTTCTTAGCTGCTAACAAGACAAGTCTTTCGCGTGTTTGAGGCACGCCAAACCATGCTGCAGGTATAACCTTGAAATCAACAGAGTACCCATTAAACTCTAAAACATTTAGAAAATTTCTGAACGTGCCTTCATTTTTATTAAATTTTTGAAGTCCAGGAACATTTTCAACAAAAACAAAATCCGGCAAATAATGTGATACAAAGCGGCTGAACTCAGCCAGAAGATCAAGTCTAGGGTCATCAATTTTCTTATTAGAATTTTGCTTGGAATAAGGTTGACAAGGCGCACATCCGGAAAATAAAGTGTAGGAATTATTTTTATCGAGATTGAATTTATCTTTAATCGCATCACAATCAATAACACGAATATCATCATTAATGAATTCAGCTTCGGGAAAATTAAGCTGAAATGAATTAGATGCATCTTTGTCAAAATCTAAACCGAAGACAACGTCAAAACCGGCCTGCTTGAAGCCTTGACTTGTTCCACCACAGCCTGAAAAAAAATCGAACACTCTGATTTTTTTCATTTTTCCCTCACAATTTCCCTCACAATGCATCGCTTTCACTTCATGATACCATGATCAATGGCATCAGTAATTATCTTTCTTATACTTGTCATACATGCAGATTCTTGGTTGAGCTTAGATAAAAGATGTTTTTGCATGAAAAATATTTCATCACTATCGACATCATCCTTACCTAAATGGGATTTAGTAAGAGCTACAATCTGATCCTTGAAAACATTGACATCTTGGAAATTCCAAACTTTTTTTGAAAGAAGTTCCTGTTGCTCATTATTGCAACATTGTTCTATAAGTAATTGTTCAGGTGTGTTAAATGGTAGATATAATACTTTTTTAAGTGCGTAATCCAAGGCAACTCTTCTTAATTTTATTTGCTCTTGTGAATTTACGACATTTCCACCACCGCTTGCGTTAACTATTAATTCACAACCAAAATATTTTTTCATAGTTGAGACAAGATCTAAATCAGCTACAGAATCAATCTTAGGCTTTCTCAATCCAGTATTTTTATCTCCATCCAGCAGAAAAATAATATCATCTCGGCCCACTGCCGCATGACTTGGAAGATGTTTCCCTAAAATGGCTTCGGCACCACCCGGGATGTATTTTACATTTAATGACTTTTTCAATCTTTCGTCGCATTGTATGGCACGAATTATAATTTCTTTTGCCAATTTGTCTTCAACAATTATGGTTCTCTCTGATAAGTCATGCCCAATTTCAACAAAAGCTTCATCCGAAGAAATATTTTGCGCAATTTTAGCTGACTCGCTCTCTTCATCGTAAATAAATAACTTTATCGATTCTTTAGGTAACATATTGACTATGACTGGAGAATGCGTCGAAATTACAACTTGGTGTTTTTTATTATCAACTAATCTATAAATTATTTCCATCATTCTTTTCTGTGCTCCAGGGTGTAATGAAACCTCTGGCTCATCTAAAAGTATTAAATATTTTTCTTTAGCCGCATAGAGATTCATTACCAAGGACACAACAGCAAATTCACCACTTCCAGCATAAGCCTCTGTATAATTGAGCCTATCCGTAGAGAGCATTGCTGTACCACCTCGAGACCCCCAGAATCTATGCTCAAGAAATTTTATGCTTTTATATTTTCTTCCTAATATATAAGAAACTGCTTGAACCTGCTCCTTTTTCAAAGGAATGTTTTTTACAATTAAATCATTTTTCCATAATTTTAGCTTTTTTAGGTTTTGATCAAATGCCTTTTTAATATATTTTGACTTACTTCTAATAAAGTCTTGTTTTGTGATTTTCTTGCCGTTTGATGTAGTTTTAATTTTATAGTCAGAATGATACATGCACCTATCAAATGCACTAATTTCAGATCTGAAATCAAGAAAAACCAAGCCTTTCTTAATTTTTTTCCAACGAGTTGCATTACTTCCTGCCCCTTGAACTGTGGCAACAGCTTCCATGTTATCACTAACTAAGGGCCTACTAGTTTCCCAATAATCAACAGATTGTTTTGTCGCATTGATTCTAGTTTGAAGAATTTCTATTAAACGTCCTTGGGGATTATTAAATCCATATATATATCTTGGTTTTAAATAAGTACCATCTTCCATAGTAAGATCAGGTAGATCGTCAGTTTCAGTCGTAAACCAATACTTTGTAATACTACGATTATTAGGGCATCCATATAATGCTTTAATGACTGAACTTTTATTAGTCCCATTCTGACCCACAAGAGCCGTAATTGGATAGGTAAAGTCTATCCGAGCATTTGGTTCAAGATTTTTAAAGTAAGGGAAACGAATATGCTGAATGAAGGGCTCGAACTCCCCATTTTGTAAACTTCGTTTTAACGGACGATATAATTCGCTATGCACTTTTTCGCTCATTTTTTATCCACTTAATGATTGGAAAGATAATGATAAAATCATAATTTTTTTTAAAGTAAAAATAAACATATGAGAGACAATTACTTATAAAGGATGAGTATGTGCCCCCCTTCGAATCCTTGTATCATCAATGGCATGAACGGCATTTCTGCTGTTTTGTTCGCAAAAGCATGATATTTATATTTTTTATCAATTTTGTGAGGTATGTTGAGCTAAGTGGAAATGATATCCACTAAGCAAATTTTTACTTTGGTCTAAAGTGGCTCCTTCGCCTATGTCATAGCCAGTTCGAAGGGTTTGCGTAGAATTTTTTTTGACTAATCGTAATTTTAATAATTTGGCAGCAAAGTGGCAGCAGAGCACAACGCTATATGCCGCTTTTCATCACTATTCAGCCTATAGAAACCAGTAAAATCAGCAAGTTACTGATTTAACTCACTTCAAATTGGGACTCATAATCGCTTGGTCGCTGGTTCAAACCCAGCAGGGGCCACCAGATCTCACCTGTTGAATCAGGACATTAAGCCACTTTTAGCCGAGTGGCTTTTTTGTTTCTATATGCCAGTGTCACAA